ATCAGCCACAGCGGCGGCTCGGAATAAAGCCGCACCAACCGGCCGATATCCGTTCCGAGCAAGCCTTGACCGTTATTGATCGCCGCGCCCGCACTGACCGCAGCCCAATCGCTCGGGCTCGATACGGGCGTGTTGTTGATGTTCTGGTCGATCAGCGATTTGTAGTTGACCGACGACGCCGTGACAAAATCTCCGACCTTATACGATTTGGTCGCATCGTAGGCCGGGAATGAGAGAGTAAGCTGGACGATACCGGTTTTCTGGTTCGGCGTCGCTTGCACGCCATTGGTGAAGGCATCGAGATAGGGGCCGTCATTGAAGGTGGCCGCCGCAAGCGCAAATTGCGGACTGACGTTCAGGCCCGGCAGTGTTGGCACGGTCAGCGCTTGCGGGGCGATGGCGCCATTGAGCAGGATGCCGGTGGTTTCCGCCTGCACCATACGCAGCGATGACCAAGCGCCGGCAACGTAGGGCGTGGTGATGTCCTGAATACGCGAGATCGTGGCGGTGGCCGCAAGGCTGCCAACGCCAAGTGTCGAGCCATCGATGGTGGCGCCGGTGATCGCGTCAGTCAGTGAGCCGGTGCTGCTGCTCAAATGCGTCCACAAAAACTGTCGGTTCTGCAGCAGCGGGCATGTCGCACCGAGCAAGCCGAAGAATACCCGCGCGCCGGTCGGCCAGTTCGGTGCGCCTGACACCACCGCAGGATTGGCGGTCGAAATGCCCGATATCGTCTTGGTGTCGTTGGTGGTCGTCCAAGCAACGCCATTGCGAAAGCAGACATTGCCGTCGGTGAATTCCAGCGTGACCGGACTCGCCTGCTCAAACGCCCATGAGATCGTCCGCCCAGGTTTGCCGCCATCGGTGGCGCCGGCAAACGCCGTGCCCGGCCGCGGGCACCACGGGCCGATCTCCGTGGGAAAGGCGTTGAGGCAGGTGGCGAGCGAAATCTTGTACGATGGCTTGGTGATGTCGCCTTGTGCAAAGGCGCTGATCTCTCCACCTAAAAAGCTGTGAACCAAATAACTGGCGGCAGCCACGGTCAGTACCTGCAAGAAATGTAGTCGTCGACCGCTGGCTCGACCGCGCCCATATTCACGCCGTTCACCGTGCGCGCCTCGTCGGCGTATTTTTCTTTATCCTCTTTAATCTGCTCGACTTTTGATGGTGCTATGATCGGTGCAACGGCCAAAGCAACATCGAAACCCATCATTTCGCAAAACATGTCGTCGAATTGCGTGACGTCGACCACGTCGGCAGCAAACCAATAGACAATCGGGTTGCCTTCCCATGACGTGAAGTAATTGCCGCGATATTCCCAATCGTTGTAGGGCAGGCCAGATGGCGCACCAAGCGACGAGCTCGAGCCGGCCTTGGGGTCTTGCGCGGCCTCGCGCAACCAGCCTGCCGGCAGCCGAAATAGATTACGCGAGCCTGATTGCGACAGCGGCCCGGAACCGAGCGGATAGACGATATCGAGCGTGACCAGCGCGACGCCGGCCGGAAACGATGCGCCGCCAATCTGCATCCATTGCTGGTTGCCGCCACCTTGCATGAACACGGTCGTCCATGGCAATAGCGCGCCCGCACTCCAATTGACCGGACTGGCGCCGCCGGCCGGATTGTTGCCGACGTTGCCGTTGGTCAGCGACGTGTAAATGATGCCGTCTGAGCCGCCAACGGTATTGCCGATAGCGTAGGTAGTGCCGACCGCCCACAGCGCCGGCGCGCTGGCCGGATTGTTGTTCGCGTTGAGATCGAACAGGCTCATGTAGAGCGTGCCGCCGGTTAGTTGCGCCCAGAAACTCGATGAGCCCGCAAGGTTCGGCTGATTGCCGGTGTTGTTGTTGGCCAGCGACACGTATTCCTTGCCGCCGAACAGCGCGAAGCTGCCGAGCGCATAGACGGTGCCAGAGGCGTACTCGACCACCGGACTGTCCGTCGGCGGCAACACTGCGGTCACCACCGGCACCTGCTGCGAGGTCAGCGACAGGATCGGGACGAGTGCCCACTTGGTCGGGCTGGTCGACGGGATGTTGCCGATATTGCCGGCCGCGAGCGAAGCGTAGGTATTGCCGTCCGTATAGGTCACCGTAGCGCCGGCCGCGTAAGTCGTACCGACAGCCCACGCCGGATAGACGACCACGACTTGGTTCTGAAAATAGACCGCCTGCGCCGACCATACGTTTGGCAGTGATGGGTCGACGTCGTTACCGGAGATCAGCGACAAATAGACGTTGTAGGTGCCGTCGCCGGGCGCGACATAGACAAGTTCGCCGGCAAAATAGCCTTGCGTCGAATCGTATGCCGATACGGTCAGCGGCCCGAAATATGGCTCCCAGGCGAAGATAGCGCCGGGCTGACCGGGCTGATTATTGAGATTGTTTGGGACGCGGGAAATCCACGCAAACCCGGAACTATCCGCAACAATTGAGCCCTTGAAATAGGTCGTGGTCGCCATCCACAATGCCGGTGCCACCAGCATCGTATTGGTATCGATCGGCCGCAGCGCCGCCGAGCGGATGGAAAACTGCCAGACATTGCGCCGCAGCGCCGCCCGCTTGACTTTGCCGTAGGCGAAGGAAATCTCGTTGGCGCGCTCGGTCCCCTCGGTAAAGCCCAAAGTCGGGTCAATCCGCGGCACGCCGCAGTGCTGGCAGGCGCGGTTGCCGATGTCGACATTGGTCTGGAACATAATCCTGACGATGCGGCGGCAAGCCTAAAACCGCAACGTACCCGTAGGGTTACTACTCTTTATCTTTCGTCTTTGCGGCTTTTTCGTCCTCAACTTGCTTCTGCAACTCCGAAATCTTTAGCCGCGCTTGGTCCAATTGTTCGGCCAACTCATCTGCACGAACCGCAAGGTTTCCGACATCGGTCCCGCAGCGCTGTAATGCCGTGGCTGGCTGTTGTGCCAGCACGGGCGATGCGGCAGAGAGCAACAGTCCGATCAAAACTCTATGATAAATCATCGATATTTACTTTCAGATCGCAGGTCAATGCCGCTACATTGGCGACGCTGAGATTAAAGAAGAGATTTCCCGCAGTCAGGCGCGCGCTGGATGCGATTGTCCCCGATAACACTACAGTAGCCGCAGTGGCACCCGTGATTGTTGCTGAGGTCATTACTGTTGTGCCGGTCGCGTTGGCGCCAGTAAACAAACCCAAAGACGCCAGTACAGGTGTCACCGAGCAGTTGGTGATCTTGATCGAGGTTACCTGATATGCGGTGACGTAGCTTGGAATGGCGATAGTCGCCACGTCCCCGGTCGCTGTATGCAGATCGACCGCGCGAGCAGTCAGATTGCTTAATACGGAAGCTGGCGAGTTTACCGCCGTGGTAGTCGGTCCAGCCGCTTGCGCGGGGCATACCAAACACGATGCAAGTAAAATGATTCTGAGGCGCTTGGTGATCAGCATGACGCCCCCACATTATCCACGATCGTCACCGGACTTGCGCTTGTCCCAGCGTAACTGATCAGTTTGCAACTTCCAGAATTTGTCCCAGCAACCCATTTAAGAACGACATAGCCAGCACCCGGCGCCGCTGCGGCGTCGGTTTCTTTGATCTGGCCGAGATCGCCATTTTGCCCCGCAGCGGCTGTTGCCGAACCTATCGTGGCGCGCGTGGCAATGCCAACAATACCGGAAGTATTTATTGCAATTGCGTTTGTACCGTTACCTTGAAGCCAGAGGCCAGAGATAGCATTGATCGTCGAAGAACTCGCGCCGTTGCCACCGGAGTTGCCGGACGAATTGATGGTGATATTCAATTCCTGGCCGCTCACATCATTTCCCAAACGAAACTGATTAGTTGCTGTCGCGCCATTGTTGCTGTTGCGGTATGTATTGATAACATTCCCCGCAACGGAAATATTCGACGAGCTTCCTGCAATTCCCCAACTTTGAGTAAGTACACCATTAACTGAGATAGACGGGGCATTCGCCGCAGAGAGATAAAGGCCGTTCGTCGGGATCGTCGCGCTGGTGACATTCAGATTGCCGGATGAAAGCGTTGTGAACACGCCGGTTGATGGTGTCATCCCGCCAATTGCCGCTCCATCAAGACTTGTCGCTGTGGCAACGCCAAGCACTGGGGTGACAAGCGTGGGCGATGTGTCCACAACAAATTTTGTGCCGGTTCCTGTCTGAGAGGCGATAGCAGTCGCGTTTCCGCTAGATGTAATCGGTCCCGTCAAATTGGCATTTGTAGTCACGGTGCCGGCCGTCAACCCCGCAGCAGTGCCCGTCAGATTAGTTGCTACGCCGGACGATGGCGTGCCGAGCGCGCCGTTGAAAGTGACGAAAGCGCCCGCAGAACCAATGTTGACTCCGAGCGCCGTGGCAACGCCTGTACCGAGCCCAGTAATCGATCCGACCGCAGGCGTGATCGTCGCTGAGCTCACCGTCGTAAGTTGCCCGGCTGCATTGTAGGTGATGATCGGCGCGACGGTTGCCGATCCTGTCGGACCTCCCGCGGTGATGACACCGCCTTGGGTGCATTGGCCAGAGGCAGTCCCGAAAGCCGTGCACGGTGCCCCGCCGCCGCTACCACCACCGCCAGGTCCAGCACCAATCGGCGCGGACCCAGGGCTCTGGCCCATAAGGACGGCTGCCAGCGCCAGCAGGCCAAGAAAGCCGCCAAGGCGTTTCATTTGTAGAAACTCACGTCGATAATACCGGACGACGCCTGCTGAATGAATTTGATCGCAGTCATATCGCCGGCATATTGAAAGCACGTCGAAGCGGCGACCGGCATCCCAACACTGGATGTTGGCGACGTGCCGTCATCCCGATAGCGAACGGCAACCGTCTCCGTGCAAATTTCGGCAATGGTCGTGCTTTGCGGCACACCGCCTGAGCAACCCGACACCAGCGTCACCGCCGTAGTAAGCGACGTGATTTGG